TAACAACTACAGAACTTCAAGAAAAAGAACATCTGGCTCAACTTAAAATACATTGTCTAGTTTTAAAACATGAAAAGATGTCAATAGACTTTCTTAGAGGTAAGACATATCAAGAGGAAATGGACTTCCTCGTATCTAATACTAAAAGAAATAACTATATTAGAAATCTATGTTTAGGTTTAAAAGGAAATTCACTTTGCCTGTTTCAATATGTAGAAAAACATGGTATGATATTAAAACAACTAATAGAAGAAAAGAATACAGACAAACAAGTATTCTTTGTTTATGGTGGTGTTGAGGCAGAAGAAAGAGAGAAGATTAGAGCCTTGACAGAAAAGTCTGATAATGCGATAATTATTGCAAGTTATGGCACATTTAGTACAGGTATAAATATTCGTAATCTACACAATATAGTATTTAGTAGTCCTAGTAAATCTAGAATTAGAAACTTACAGTCTATTGGTCGTGGTCTTAGATTAAAAGACAATAAATCAATGGCACATTTATATGATATATCTGATGACCTATCATATCAAGAAGAAGAAAACTATACATTATCACACTTTAGAGAACGAATAAATATATACAACGAAGAAGGATTTGACTATGACATTCACAATGTCGAGTTATAAAGGAGAGTTTCATGGAAAGTATTAAAATAATAAAATTAGTTAATGGAGATGATATCGTTTGTACGATACCACAAGAACTGTTAGATGAGAAATCGCCGCTTGTTAAAATTGATAAACCTTTACAAATAAAATACATACCTGCTATGGAAGAAATGGGTCTTAAAGATTATGTTGCTCTTATTAAATGGACTTCATATTCAGATGATTCTATTATTTCTATACCTAAAGACAAGATAATGACTATCACATCTGCTGGTAAGGCTATGACTAACTCATATAAAAATGTATCTAATGGGTATGATAAGGCGACCATGACTGAACACAAACAAGATAGATATGATAGAGAACAATTAGATGATAGTATATCTGAAAAGTTAAATGAAATCTTTGAAGACCTTGATGGTACTACTAAACACTAGCTACTCTAACCGGCGCTGGATAACACAGCTAAAATAACACAAATGGCAAAGAATGTCAAGCGTGATTGGTATTATAAAAAAACAGGCAAACGAAAAACGAAAAAATACTAACCAGCATTGACATTTACTGTATTATGGAGTATAATGTAAAACATGAAAAGTGAAAAAAAGAAAGAACATTATGTAAACAATAAAGAGTTTCTAGCCGCAATGACGGAGTATAGAAATGCTTGTATTGAATCTGAAAATTCAGGTGAAGAAAAACCACCTGTAACAAACTATATAGGTGAATGCTTTTTAAAGATTGCAAATCATCTATCATATAGACCAAACTTTATTAACTATACATTTAGAGATGATATGATTTCTGATGGTATAGAAAACTGTTTACAATATCTTGATAATTTCAATCCTGAAAAATCAAATAATCCATTCGCATACTTTACACAAATAATATATTACGCCTTTATACGAAGAATACAGAAAGAAAAAAAACAAACTACAATTAAGAATAGATTAATCATGGAAGGAAACTATGATGATATGACTTTGAATGATGGTGAAGATAGACAATTTAGAAATCAATTTTCTGAATTTCTACAAAGGAATGCCGACCCTAAAGATGTTCCTGTTGTTAAAAAGAAAACAACAAGAAAAAGGAAAGGCAAACTTGATAAATTTATAGAATAACAATATGAAAATAGCTTTATTGAACGATACTCATTTTGGGTGTCGTAACGATAGTCCTCATTTTATGGACTATCAAAACAGATTTTATGATGAATTGTTTTTTCCTTATCTAAAGGAAAACAATATTAAACACCTAATTCATTTAGGTGATGTGGTTGATAGAAGAAAATTTATCAATTACAAAATCGCACATAACTTTCAAGATAAGTTTTGGAAAAGACTTTATGATATGAGAATAGATACTCATGTTATATTGGGTAACCATGACACCTATTATAAGAACACAAATTCAGTTAATGCATTACAACAATTGATTACCACATTCGATGGTAAGTTTGAACCTTGGATATACGAAAAACCTACAACAGTTACATTTGGTAGACTGCCTATATTATTAGTGCCGTGGATATGTGATGATATCTATGATGAATCTATTAAGACAATATCTCAATCACAATCACAAATTTGTATGGGGCATTTAGAAGTCAAAGGATTTCAAATGCATAAAGGTCATTACAATGACCACGGTTTAGAAAAACAATTATTTAAAAGATTTGAAAAAGTTATATCAGGCCACTTTCATAAAAAATCAGATGATGGTCAAATTTATTATCTTGGCACACAATATCAAATAACTTGGAATGATTATGACTGTCCTAAAGGGTTTCATGTGTTCGATACTGAAACAAGAGAATTAACCAGAGTGCCTAATCCTCTTACAATATTTAAGAAGATATATTATGATGATAAGAAAACAAATTATGCCGAAGAAGATATATCAGTATATGATAAATCATTTGTAAAACTATTTGTATTAAATAAAAACAATGAAGAAAAATTTGATAAGTTTATTAATCGTTTACACACAGAAATAGATGTACACGAATTAAATATCATAGATGAAGATACATCTAGTATAACATCAACTGTTAGAGAAGACATTTTAGACCAAGGTGAAGATACACTTACATTCTTAGGTAATTATGTTGAACAAATAGAAACAGACTTAGATAGAGCAAAGTTAAAAGAATTTATTAATAATCTATACAAAGAAGCACAAGAATGATAAAATTTAAATCTATATCATGGCAAAACTTTTTATCGACAGGTAATACACCAATTACAATTAAATTAGATGAATACCCTACAAATCTAATAATAGGAAAAAATGGTTCTGGTAAGTCTACTTTATTAGACGCCTTATGTTTTGTATTATTTAATAGACCATTTAGAATTATTAAAAAAGAACAAATGGTAAACACTATTAATAATGGTGATTGTAAAGTTAGTATAGACTTTCTAGTAGGCACAACCCCATACAAAGTTATAAGAAGTATTAAACCAAATAAATTTGAAATTTATCAAAATGACAATCTTATAAATCAGGACGCCTCTACAATTGATTATCAGAAATATTTAGAAACAAATATAATGAAATTGAATTATCGTTCATTTATTCAGGTCGTATTATTAGGGTCATCATCATATGAACCATTCATGAAGATGAAAGCACGATATAGGCGTGATGTTGTAGAAGAAATTCTTGATATTAAGGTTTTTACACAGATGGACTTAATTTTACGCTCACAACAAGGGGATTTGGCAAAAAAAGTCACCGAGGTTCGCCATGGTAAAGATTTAATAGAGCAAAAGGTATCACTACAAGGACAACATTTAAAGTCTTTAAAAACACATACAAATGCCACCGAGGAACGAAATCGTGCTAAAAGAGAACAAAATCAAGAGGCAGATAGACATTATAGAGAAGAATTAAAGAAACTCAATGAAGATATTGCAAAACAACAAGAAATAATTAAATTTAGACCAGATGTAGATAAAAAGTCAAAACAATTATCTAAGTTAGAATCTAAAATAGAAAATAATTTAGAAACTCATAAACAGACATTAGAATTTTTTGAAACTAATAGTGAATGTCCTACCTGCACACAAGAAATTTCTTCAGAATTAAAAACTGAAAAGGTAAAAGAAGAAAAAGAAACGATATCTAAATTAGAAAACGGACTAAAAGAGTTATTAACAGAAGTTACAAAAGTAGAAACACAAATAACACAGATGGATGCTGTATCTAAAAAAATGCAAGAGTTAAATATTGACATAACCAAAATCAATACATCACTAGAAGGTATCAAAAAACATTCAGATGAAGTAGAATTAGATATGTTAGAGGGTGAATCTGTTGCAGACTTAGAAAGTGAGTTAGCAAAACTCAATAAACAACTAGAAGATTTATCAAAAGAATTAGAAAAAGTAGAAGAACAAAAATCTTATGTAGATGTTGTTAGAGAAATACTATCTGATAAAGGTGCAAGGTCTAAAATTATTAGAAAATACTTGCCTATTATGAATCAGTTAATAAACAAGTATCTACAATCTATGGATTTCTTTGTATCGTTTACACTAGATGAAGAATTTAATGAAACTGTAAAGAGTAGACATAGAGATACTTTTAATTATAATAGTTTTAGTGAAGGTGAAAAAATGAGAATTGATTTAGCATTAGTCTTTACATGGCGTACTATTGCTAAAATGAAAAATAGTGCAAGTACAAATCTACTTATATTAGATGAAATATTTGACAGTAGTTTAGATAGCTCAGGAACAGAAGACTTCTTTAAAATTATTGGGGCAATGCAAAACGAAAATGTATTTATTATATCGCACAAAGGTGATATATTATTTGATAAATTTACAAACATAATTAAGTTCGAGAAAGAACATAACTTTACAAAATTAGAAGAGGTATAATATGACAAACGAAGTAGACATAGGTAGTTTAGAAAAAAACAAAGTATTACAATTATTACCACCTTCAGACCCAAGAGTACAATGTGCAATAGCACCTTTTAGTGATGATATGCTGGCAGATGAAGGATTTAAAGATAGAAAAGAATTATCTGAAAAGATGTATGATATTATGAAAAAGTATGGTGGTATAGGTTTAACTTGTAATCAAATAGGTTTACCTTTTAATTATTTCTGTATAGGTGGCCATTTACAGGTTGAATCAGGCTTGACAATTCATTGTTTTAATCCTATAATAGTATCATCAAGTGAAGAAGAGGTTCTTATGACCGAAGGTTGTCTAACATTTCCTTTCTTATTCTTACCTTTAAAAAGACCTAGAAAGGTTGTTGTAAAATTTGAAGATGAGAATGGCGATTTAAAAGAGGCAAACTTAGATGGCATGATGAGTAGGGCATTTCAACATGAATATGACCATATACTTGGTAGAAACTTTACTGAAAAAGCAAGTAAATTAAAACTTGACAGAGCATTTAAAAAGGCAGGTAAAGAAATGGAGAGGTATAAAAAGAAAATTAAATGACAATACTTAACATTATATTAATACTAATAACAACATTTGTTTTAGTTATGCATTATAGACCAGACTGGTATTCAAAAATTACATTGTTTTTTCAAATTAGAACAAAGTATTTGCGACCAGAAGTAAGTATAGTTGAATTATTAATATTAGCATGTGTATTTGCGATAGTGATTAAATTATATTTTTAGATTATGACAAACAGAAAACATTTAATACATAGAAGTTTAGATATAGGAAGTGGATTAATACTTTCTATTATAATACAATTAACAATATTTCCTTTTTATGGTATATACATTGATGTGTGGGCAATGATTCATCTTGCAGCTATATTTACAGTCGTAGGTATTACAAGAAGTTATCTATGGTCAAGGTATGTTTTTAAATACAAATGAACGAGTATAAATTTCCAAAATTAGTTATAGAAGAACACGAAGGATTTTATGTTGTTCGTGATGACCTGTTAGAAGGTGGCTCTAAAAGAAGATTTGCAGATAGACTGATTCGTGAAGAAATGTCTGAGGGTGCAAATGAATTTGTATATGGTGGGTGTCCTGCAAATGGGTATGCTCAGATGTCAATTACACTTCAAGCAAAAGCATATGGCGCCAAGGCAACATTCTTTATGGCAAAAAGAAATATGGAAAACTTGCATGAGTATCAAAAGAAAGCATTAGAATATGGTGCTGATAT